GAGTTGCTCTTCTTAAGTGAAAGATTTGCTCACATTGAAGATGACGAACTCAGAACAGAAAACATTAAAAGAAGAATAAAACTGATGTGGAACTTTGTTAGACCCACGCCAGTTGCCGCTAAAGTTGTGAATAAGCCACTACAAGAACCTATAGCAGAAGATGCTGATATTCATGATAAAGCTTTTAATTTTTACAAAAAAGCTGATGCTGGATCTGATCTAATAGAACAACTTAAACAGAGAGAAAATGATAGAGCTGAGCTTGCAGCTACTGTATCAAAAACTATGGCTAAATACAAATAATCGTTTACAAACACCAAAAAATTTGTTATAATAATATTATGAAAAAAATATTAATAGTTGGTCAAAACCCATCGGCGCAAAAACCTAGAAAAAACTCTACATTTGATAGATTAGATCAATGGTGTAAAGAAATGAAAGTTAGTGATTTTGATTTTATTAACTGTATTGATTCAGTCGGTGATTACAAAAAGCTAAATATAAATACGACCAACCTAGTAAACTCAACTCAAAATCGTGACAAAATCATAGCTCTTGGAAACTTTTCTTCAGAAACTCTGACTAAACTTGGGATAGATCATTTTAAGATGCCACATCCCTCTCCAAGAAATAGAAAACTTAATGATAAAGAGTTTGAGAAAAAAATGATTAACGAGTGTAAAAGTTATTTAAACGAAACCTGTGAGCTACTCTGATCCAGTCAAATATCTCACGTTAATAAACTGATATAAAGGAAAAAATATGTCAAAAATTAAAGTCGGCATTGTCGGTGTCGGAAACTGTGCTAAGTCTCTCGTCGAGGGAATACAATATTACAACTCAAATCCAGAAGATAAAGTTGGACTCATGTACCAAGACATCGGTGGTTATACAACTACTGATATTGAATTTGTTGTTGGGTTTGATGTAGATCGTCGTAAAGTAAATCGTCCATTAACAGATGCTTTAAGAGCCGCTCCAAACTGTGCTATGGATCATGTTGGAGAAATATTAGAAGTTGGTGCTAACACTCCAGGTTGTGTAACTTCAGGAGCGATGGTATATTCTGGACCTGAACTAGATGGTATTGCACCATGGATGCTTGAATATCCTAAAGAAGTTTCATTTAGAACTGGAGCTGAAGCAGCAAAATCTTATGATGATATTGTAGAAATAATTAAGAAGACTAAAGTTGATGTGCTAATTAATTATCTACCAGTTGGTACAGAAAAAGGATCTAGATTTTATATGGATGCCGCATTAGATGCTGGTGTTCATTTTGTTAATTGTATTCCAACTCTTATATCAACTAAAGAAACTATGGAGATAGAACAAAAGTTTATCAATAAAGGATTAACTATTGTAGGATCTGATATGAGATCAGCTTGGGGAGCTTCAAGAATGTCAGAAGTACTTCAAGGTGCTATGATAGATTCAGGACTAATGGTTACACAACATATACAAATGAATATGGCTGCTGGTTCTACTCAAGGTCAGGAAAATATACGAACAGGTAGAACTGCTAATACTGATTTTCTTAACATGGCAGAAAAATCTCGATTGCATAATAAGCACGTATCAAAAGAAAATGTTTTGAAAGGTCAGAATATAGTACGTAATGAACCTACAGCTGGTGCAACACTTTATGCTGGTCCATCTCTTACAGTATTTCAAAAGCCTGGTGGACAATATGTAGGTAGTGACAATAAAATAGCTAACTTCGATATTGTTGCTTATGGTTTTGGTGGAGCTAGATATGAAATGTCCGCTAGATTATCAGTACAGGACTCTCCAAACTCTGGTGGCGTTGTAGTATCAGCAATCAGGTTTTGTAAAGTCGCTTCTGAAATGAGTATTGTTGGTTACCTCAGAGGACCATCAGCTTGGACTCAAAAAACTCCTCCACTTCAGTTATCAACATCTGATTCAAAATTTGAATGTGACGCTCTGGCAAGACGTACTCTTACAAAATTGACTGAAGCTCAATTAAAAGTAAATAAGCCAAAAGCTAAAAGTCTACCATATACATTTCAAGCTGGAGAAACTGATTATGAGTAGAGAACCTTTTGATTCTTGGGAAAAGGTTCCACAAAAGACTATAAATTCTTATGATATAGATGGTGTTATATACATGGGAAAATACGATGGACTAAGACCTGGACCAGATGATATTGTAATTACCGGAAGGTCTATTCTTACCAAAAAAGAAACTAAAGAAATGCTTCTTAAAAAAGGTATAACTAATCCTTTATACATGAATCAAAAAAGAGAAGAATATAATAATAGAGAACAATCTGGATTTCATAAAGGTTGGACTCTATTCCATCTCGAGCAACTAGGGTATCACTTTGGAATTCATTATGATGATGACATCATTCAAATTGAAAAAATAAATGAAATGATGCCGCACATCCATTGCGTTCATGTAAAACACGAACTTGTACCAAAGGAATAAACATGTATAACTATGATTGGTGGTCTTATGATAAAGACATAATGAAAGACTTTAATCATTTCTTAAAAAAGATTAATACTCGAGCATGTATCAATTATGGTTTTATTGATGAGGAATATGAAAACTTAAATAGGCATGGAGACTTAGATCATGGTCTTGGTCGCAATGTAGAATATTTTCATCCTACAATTACTTTAGATGATAGAATGAGATATATTGGTACTGTTATTGCACAGCATAATATGTCTGATTTTAGTATTTTAGGTAATGGAATCATATCACACTTTTATGGAGCACGTGGTGTTCATATGGCAGTTACAGGATCTAACGATCCTAATGACTGTTTTGTTGATTTTGACAAATTGGCTGACAACGATAAAGATTATCTAATGCATCTTAGAAATAATATAGATAATTCTAGAAAGTTAAAAAAACCAATATGGGGTACAACAGAACTTCATACTTCGATACAAGCAGCATCTAGAAATTACTGTAGAGAAAAATATAATGAGGCTGAAAGACCATTTCATCCTGTTGACGTGGTTGATTGGGTATCTTCATTTAAAAATAATGGAACATATGAAGAACTCTTTGCAGCTAATCATATTGGAGAAGCTTATAAGATATTAAGAAAGTTACCAGGCATTGGAGAATATTACGGATTTCATGGCGCAGCTTCAACTAGTGTTTTGCCTCAAATGAAATATTATCATGATGATAAATTTGTAGCTCCAGGACCAGGTGCGGTATATACAATAGGACTCATGTGGCCAAAGGCTCCAAAAAAATATTATGCGGAAGCAATTTACTTCTTAAGAGAAAATAGCGATGAGATTGGTCTTACAGAAAATGTTAGTTTTCATCCCGGTGCATATAACATTGATATGCCAGATGGAAAAAAGCTTTTTAGAGAAGATCAGAAAACTCTTAAATATTACGGTACTGAAGTGTTATCTTGCCAGTTTGGTATATACTTACAGATTAGAGAAGATGCTAAGATGTGTGCAAAACGTCAGGTATCAAGAGCTACAGTACTCGAGGATCAAAATACATTAGAAAGTTTTATGCAATGAAAGCAATATTAAACTGTCCATTTATTCCAGTGGCAAAGAGAATAGCTTCTCATAGAGGAGCTCAAGGTGTTATGTATGGCGATATGATAAAACAAAAATATGGACACTGCGATGTCAACTTTGGTGGCGAGATTATAGATCATAATCAGTATGATACGATGTGGGTATATCATGGAAATGATTTTAGCGGTGGATTAAATATGTTTGGTGGCGTTTATGGTTTTCCTTATGTAGAAAATACTGTAAACTTTTCTAAGTTTAAAGGTAAAATAAAATCTATAGCTATTGACTTTCCACCATATCATGAATGGATAAAAGATAAATTAGATAAAGCTAAAAAAGATGTACAGCCTGAATGGGCCAACGTAGATTTAAGTAATCTTGAAAGAATGTACAATGAAGCTGAAACTGTTGATTATCCAAATATGACTGATAAATTAGTCATTGGAGATTCTCATTCTATATGCATGTATAGGCCAGGTTGGACTGTGAAAAGCATACCATTTAAAACTTTAAATGGAGCTTTAAAAGATGGTATTAAAACATTTATACCTAAAGGTAGTTTTAATCAAATAGAATTATACTTTGGTAATATTGATATAAGACATCACGTATGCAGGTTGAATGCTAATATAGAAGAATTGGCAGATAAATATATTGAACAAGCAAAAGAATTAAATGCTAAAATATATGAGTTGTTACCAATAGAAAATGAATCACGTAAATTACCACAATCTGGATATTACAAAGGCGAACCTTTCTGGGGTACATGGCAAGAAAGAACAGATGCAAGAAATAAGTTTAATGATTATATTGAAAGCAAATACGGAATCATACGTTGGACAGATAAATTATTAAATAAAACTGGTGAACTTGATTTTGCATGTATGGAAAAACCAAAGTCAATACATTTAAGTAGAGAGTTCTATCCTCATTGGAATGGTGAGGAAGACGTAAATACATTAGAGGAGTTTTTCGGATGAGCTTTGCAAGTATAGTACCACTCATAGGTGGTGAAACAATAGCGATGCAAAATGTGTCAGGTAAAAAACCAGAATACATATTAAGCTATTCAGCGTTTGAAGCAAATGATAACCAATTAGTTGAATACTATGATAAGAAAGTTCCATACTATCATTTAGACGGTAACATGCCAGATAGTTTACCAACTGTAGAGTCAGTTAATACCGTATGTCCTTGTGCAGGATTAAGCAGTCTTTCTCCAGTTGCTGGTACAAATAATAGCAACAATGACTGGATGATATCAACAGCTAAACACGTTTTAGAACATATCAATCCTAAAGTATTTTGGGGAGAAAATGCTCCAAGACTAGCAAGTAAGATGGGTCAACCCATTGTTAAGAATCTTAGAAAAATTGGTAAAGATAACGGTTATACTTTTTCTATTTACAAGACTAAATCTATACTGCATGGATTAAGTCAAGTCAGAGACAGAACATTTTATTTCTTTTGGAAAGGAAACAAAATTCCACAATTACCTTACTTTCGTAGAGAATACGAACGTATTGAAGATACTATTAGAAATACTAAACTTGAAAAAGATGATCCTATGAATACACCTACAAATAGTAAGGTTCCTACAGATAATCCCTTTTATAAGTATTTGTTAGAAGAGATTGAAGGTGGAATAACACATTCAGAATTTCAAGAAAAAATTAAACGCAGTACTAATCCTTTAGAAGAAATAGAAAGAGCTGGGATAAAATATCGTACTGTAGGTGAATGGATGACTAAAAATGGTTATGATAGAGAAGCAGTAAAGTGTAAAAGAATGCATGATAAATTAGCATCAGGTGGTAATATAATGCGCAAAACTACTGAAATACCAAAAGATTATATTGGAGCTTTTGTTGGTCATATGCCAACTTCATTAACACATCCTGATGAAGATAGGTATCTTACAGTAAGAGAATGTTTATCAATAATGAAACTACCAAATGATTTCATGCTACAAGGTGGATTAAAAAATCTTAACCACATTTGTCAAAACGTACCAGTAACTACAGCAGAAGATATAGCTACTAGCGTTCATGCATTTGTTGAGGGGAGGCTTGATAATCAAATGATAGATACTGAATTCTTAGTACAAGATAATAAAACAAAGTCTTTAGATTATGAAAGAGATGTTTTAAAATTAGATCAATTTATGGTATAATGGAGGTAAAATGAAAATAATGATAACTGGTTCAAGTGGTTTTGTTGGAAGCCATTTGAAAGAAAGATGGGAAGCTAAAGGTCATCAAATTGTTGAATGGGATAGAAAAGAAGGAAAAGAACTAAAAGATATAGTTATTGATGATAATACAGATTATGTAATACATCTTGCGGCCTGGGCTGATGTAAGAGCATCAATAGAAAGACCAGATGACTATTGGGAAAATAATGTTGTTACTACAACTAATATACAAAGAATATGTCATGAAAAAGGAATACAATTATTTTATGCATCATCTTCTTGTATTCATGCATGGTCTAAATCACCATACGGTATAAGTAAGAAGGTAAATGAAGAAACAGCTTTTCCCGGTCAGATAGGTTTAAGATTTACTACAGTTTATGGCGAAGGCGCAAGAGATACAATGATGATCGGTAAACTAGTACGAAATGAAGCAAAATACGCTACGAATCATGTAAGAGATTTTATTCATGTTAGTGACGTTATTGCAGTTATAGAAATGCTTATGAATAAACCTCTTAATATGCTTGAACCAGCATATGACGTAGGAACAGGTATTGGAAATAGAGTTGATTATTTAGCCAATGATATTTGTGGCTACAATCTTCCAGTTAAAGAAGGTGAAGCTTGTGAGGCATTAAATAATACTGCTGATATAACTTTACTAAGAGATATGAAATGGGAACCGAAAGTAAATATCGTAGACTACTTGAAAGAAAAAACTACCAGGCCGTGATTGAACTTTTATTAGGTATAATTGGAATATTTCTTATATTGACTTTAGCATGGGTTGTATTGCTAATGATAATATGGATTTTTTCAATAACCTTTACTATTGCAAGTTATATCTTTTTACCACTGTTAGGAATACTTTTGGTAATAGCTTTAATTGCATCATTTTTTTAATTTACTTTTTAGTGAAAATAGTATATAATATAATATATGACAAAATAGGAGAACTGCATGTCAATAATGGATAAACTCAAAAAGAACTCAAAGCTAAGTCATACCGAAGTTCTTTCAGAGTCTAAATTTTTTACAGAAAAAGATATGGTAACAACTGACGTTCCGATGTTAAATGTTGCTCTATCTGGTTCTGTTGAAGGTGGCTTAGCACCAGGACTTACTGTATTAGCAGGTCCTTCAAAACATTTTAAAACCTCATTTGCACTAATGATTGCATCAGCTTATTTAAAGAAATATTCTGAAGCTGTAATGCTATTTTACGATTCCGAGTTTGGCTCACCACAATCATACTTTAAACAATTTGAAATTGATACATCAAGAGTTTTACATACGCCTATTACAAACGTAGAAGAACTAAAATTCGATCTAGTAGGCCAACTTGATAATCTTGATCGTAATGATAAAGTTATTGTTGTTATAGATTCAATAGGTAACTTAGCATCTAAAAAAGAAATGGAAGATGCTCTTAATGAAAAGTCTGTTGCGGATATGTCTAGAGCAAAAGCTCTTAAAGGTTTATTTAGAATGACTACACCATATCTTGCAATGAAGAATATTCCTTTGTTAGCTGTAAATCATACATACATGGAAATAGGCTTATTTCCAAAAGCAGTTGTTGGTGGCGGTACAGGTATTTACTATTCTGCTGATAACATCTGGATTATTGGTCGCCAACAGGATAAGAAAGGTACTGAAATAAAAGGCTATCATTTTGTTATTAATGTAGAAAAATCAAGGTACGTAAAAGAAAAAAGTAAAATTCCAATCTCAGTCACATGGGAAGGTGGGGTATCCAAATTCTCTGGATTATTAGATGTTGCTCTTGCTGGAGGACATGTTACAAAACCATCAAATGGTTGGTACCAAAGAAAAGGGGAAGAAAGCAAAGTAAGAGAAGCTGGAACTCTTGAAGAAAGTTTTTGGGAGCCAATCTTTTCAGATACTGACTTTAAAGAATTTATTAAAAAGCAGTATTCAATAGGTCATACCGCACCTGTTGATATGGATGAGATAGCAGAAGATGCAGTTGCCTAAAGAAAACCAAGACTATGAATTTATTCCTGTAAAAAATGATGAGTGGCAAATAAGATTTTTGACTGGTCCTTATCCAGAAACAGTTATATCTTATGGTAAAGTTACTGCTTTTGAAAATGAAAGCAGTGACGATGCTACTTTAAAGTTTGATTTTACTGTACACTCAAGTCCAGATAACCAACTAACAGATAAAGATGCAGGTTTACAAAATTATGCAGGTGATGTTTTAGTTTCTATACTCGAAAGCTCAATAGATAACAAAGAAGTAATAATAACGCCAAGCGAGGATAAATGAATACAAATATAGAACAAGTAGTTCTAAAGAACATTCTCACTAACGAGAAATACATGCGAAAGGTTCTACCTTTTGTAAAACCAGATTACTTTGAGGGAACATATAAGATTCTTTTCAAAGAAGCGGGTAAGTTTGTTGGAAAGTATAATAAACTTCCAACGGCTGAAGCCTTCAAGATTGAGATTGATAATGCCGATTCTTTTGACGAAGAGCAATACAGACATGCAGTCGAGATTATTCCTAACCTTTTCGAAAAAGAAAAAGCCGATGAAAATTGGCTCTATGAAAGCACCGAAAAGTGGTGTCAAGATAGAGCACTATATAATGCAGTCATGGAATCAATCTCAATCATTGATGGTAAACATACTAAA